AGTGTCAGGTAATTGGTTGAATTAAGAGTAGAAAGAAGTTTAAGGGTGCCGTTAATAATGGCTGCATCGAGACGCTGGGAGGAATCTCCCAACTCTACTGTACCGCCACTTCCGCTGCCACCTGAGCTGTTATCCTCTGGCCGCATTTGAATGTTGCCTGCAGCCCGAACAACAGTGTTATTCAGAGTATTGATATTGAACGTAGAGCCCAACTGGTCTATCCGCTCCAGGTTGTAGCGCGAGTCGGTAGTCAGGTCGTCAGAAAGACGGAGTTTCAGATTTCTAGTCAGAGTCGCCATGGGGGTCTCTAGTAAGGGGTGGGGGAGGACTGATTAGCCGCAAGGGTAACCAGCCCTCCCGTTGATTTACGGAATAGGAGTCACTGCGCCCACTACAGCCGCAATCCTATTGATTGCTTCTGCAATGCTTTTTGGAGCAGGCGACGCCCATTTAGTGAGGTCGAGGTCACTGAGTTGACCGAATTGGGCGGAAGCACGCTCCCGCTTGTTCGGCAACTGCTTAGTAACCTTGACGGTTTTCTGAGCATTGATGCTTGGGTTAGACATTGGGGGCTCCTAAGTCTTACAGTGTAAAGTTGGAGAGGCGACCGATAGCAGCCGGGTGCTTACAAATCAGGGTCGTGAGGCACTGCATGTAGCTGGAAATTTTCCGCTCATGTCCACCGCTAGCAGCTGGCTTCAGGTGGAACTCACCCATGCCACCCATCTTAACGGGTTCGAAGTCCGTCATGTATGCTTCCAAAACCTTCTGGCCTGACTTGGCTTCCGGCAGAGCGTACATTTGCTTCTTCTGAACATATTCAGAGGTATAGGTTTCCAGAACGTCGTTGCCGTGAACGTATGCGAACACGCGAACACCACGCTTGTTATCTTCAACAGACTGGAAGCGGCGGTCAGTTTCACGTGATTCAATCAGGGCAGCGTGTGCTTCAGGAGCCATAGCAAGCATCTTCCAGCTGTAGGCAGACTGGCCGACGTTGATTTTCACAGCGTCCATCATTTCCTGAACCTGGCTAACATCCAGCGGGTTACCTGCTGCGTCAATCTGGGTAGCTGCACTAGCACCGCTCATAACGATACCGTGAACAGTACGACCGTCAGCAGCTGCCAGAGATTGGAGGCCCGGCATAACTTCAGTAGCCGTTCCGTAGTCCGAGATGGAAGAACGGTTCGGGATAGTCGGTTGGCCAACGCGGTAGAATACTGCGGTAGAAACCAAGTTAGTAGCTGATGCACCGGTAATAACATTACCTGCACTGTCAACGATTTCCAAGACAACCTGGTCCAATTTACGCTTACGCTCTTTAACGCGGTAAGCATAGAAGGCAGCAGCACCTGAAGGAAGGATAGCTACGCCAGCCTGTGTAGCAGCAACCAAAAGGTCACCGAATTCGAAGAAACCAACATGGCCAGGCGACGTTGCGCTGGTCGAAAGCTGGAGGGTCACGACGCCAGAAGCCAGCGAAACTTCCGAAGAAACTTCACCAATTACACCCGTGCCGTCACCATACATGTCAGCAGCAAGACGACGCTTGGAAGCGATAGTCTTCGACTGGATTTCAAGAGCAAGCGGCTCGGCATACTTGGAAGGCGAGCGACGTGCGCGGTCCCACAAGTTGTATTCGAGTTCAATCGTTGCGTTGATTTCCTTGAAGACTGCCGTGTGTTCAGACACGGTAATCTGCTGAGCAGACGGGAACACAGTCGAGCCGGTAGGATTGCGGTACTGAATAGCAGCCGGGCCGTAGCTCTTCTGGAACAAGAAGCGGAGTTCGCGGCCATCTGGGTCGCTAACACGCATACGCTTTACATATTCCCAATCACGATAGTCCGAGCTGATTTGCGAACGGACGCCTTCACTGAATGCAATTTGGAGAAACTTACCAAGTTGCAAATTATCAATATTACTAAATGCCATAAAAAACTTCTTTCTTCCTTATTAGGATAGATAACGAACAATAATAATTAGAGTTTAAATTTACCTGTCATCAAATCACGAAGGGCACTGGTAAGGTCCCCTTTGCGGATATCGCCCTTAAACTTCTCAGCGGACTGAGCGTTATTAGCCATCATTCCGTTCATAGCTGCAACTGCTGCGTTTTCCTGAGCAGCAATTTTCTTGCTGGTGACGATTTGTTTAGTTTTAGCTTCTGCCTGCTTATTGATGATTTTCCGGAAGCTGTTAGCTACATCGCGAAATTCACGGTCAATAAGAGAAGGCGAAAGTTCTACGTCGTCAGGATATTGTTCAAGCCTTTTAAGGGCCTGGTCCCACACAGCCTGGTCCAACCTTGCTTCCACAACTTCGTCTCCCAGTTTACCTGCGAAACGGTACTTGTCGAATACAGGGTGTACCTGTGCTTCCAGAGATTTAAGAGATGCTACCTCGCGCTCTTCCTGGGAACGCTTCAGGTCTTCTTCCACTCTTTTCTGTAGAATTTCCCGTTCTTTACGTTCCGTTGCAAGTTTTTCTTCGAGGTCCATCCTGGCAAGTTCGTCTGGAGTAGCAGCTTCCCTGGCCCGAATACGAGAAATTTCTGAGCTAAGATGCCTTTCATAACCCTGTGGGTCATTGGCAAGCAAGTTAACGAGACCGCGAATACCACCTTTAGTAAAGGCTTCTTCTACTGCACCCCAACTCTTTTTCAGGTCCTGATACTCAGGTTCCATACTCTTGATTTTGGTGGTCAGCTGGTCTCTTTCAGCTTGAAACTTCCGCATACCTGCGGCCTGCTGAACATACTTCTTCAGCTTTTCCCGGTCAGACCAATCGACCTTGAGTTTCTTCTTTCCACTGTCGTCCGTAATGATAATTTCCTCAATGTCTGCAACAGGTTTAGCAGCAGAGTTGGGGACCTTTTCATCCAGCGTGGACTGTTCGGAAACTCCTCCTTCAATGGAGTTATCCTGCTGAACTGGAGTCTCATCGCCCGACATAAAGGAGTCTACGTTAAATCCAGACTCGTCCGCTTCAGTCGTTCCGATGTTTCCAGCCTCTACCTTGGGGGCAGAGGAAGTTCCGTATACTGCAGACTCAACATCCTTACCGCTTTTGAGGGCGTCCAGTGCTGAAGCTACAGGGTTGTCTACAACCGGGTTAGCGGTCTTGACGTTTGTTGCACTCATATATTCTCCTTTGTGCCGTCCTCATGAGGGCGAGAGGATGGGCGAGATACCAGCAACCGTCCTGAAACCTATCAGGATAGGAAGCAAGTGTTAATGCTATTTGTTCACGATGTTAGGACCAGCTTGCATTACGTCAAGCGGGCCGCCTGCTCCTGGTACTGCAGGGAGTCCACCGGGGGCGGGGGCTGCGCCTGGCATACCTGGAGCTACTGGCTGAGCAGCAGCGGCACTGGCCATCTTAATCTGTTCACGCTCTTTAATGTGACGCTCAACCAGTGCTTGGTGCTCAGCACGCAAGTACTTGAATTCGCTAGTCATCAAAAAGTTGTAAGCGTAACTTAACATGTTGGTGTGGTCTTGCAGTTCCCGTGGCGGAATGTAGATATCTTTGGCAATCATTTCTTCAAAGATTTCACGCTGACGGTCTTCTGCCATCTGAACAATGTCGTACATACCTTCAAGTTCATTCAGTTTAAGAAGCTGAAGAGCTGTACGTGCGGAGATGCCTGCCTCTTTGAAAAGGGGCATCATAGTAAGGATTTCCTGGCGGCGAGTAGTCGGGTCCAAGGAAAGGCTTGCACCGTATTCTACCACAAGGTCGAATCCTCCATCAATATCACTTCCTTTAATATCGACAGCTTCGAATGCTTTTTCTTTACCGAGTACGTAAATAACCCTGTTCTCTTCCCAGTGTTTTTTCACCAGGTTAAGGAAGGACTTATAGACGGTTTCAGTAAGGAGTACGTATTTATTGAATAGCCTACGACGAATCATGTTACCTTGGTTGGTAGCATACTGCATCGAGAAGCCAGATTGTTCTCTGGACTGTTGGCCGAACATGGCTTCGTTAACACCGGCCATGTCATCTATGCCCTGCTTAGTCATAGCAATCATCTGCGGCATGGAAGTAGGCAGTGGCATCGGTTCCATGAAGTGAGGAGGCTGATTGCCGGTAATCTTTACGATGTCCCAGGGGCTGTTAGTAATTGAGCCGTCAGCAATCTCTGCGCCTTCAGGGAGAATGAGGCGAGCTACACCGTGAGCCTGGATGTTATCCATAGTCACGTTAAGCATCCTATTATACATGTCCTGAAGCGGGGACTCAAAAGCTACAATACTACGACCCCAGCAAGTACCCGGCAAGTCAATGTCGGTAAAAATGTGGTAGGGGAGAATGGCCTTGGATGGAAGTGGCTTAGTGTCTTCTGTGCCAGTCAGGTCGCTAATCCCGTGGTCTTTAGGAGGCGAGAAGCGGAAAGGATTTGGTCCAATAGGAGTGAGAAGTTCGCCGTCTCTTGTAATGTAGCAGAAACGTCCTACCATACCATTGTAGGGCAAACCCTTTTCCCAGTACTGATAGACTTCTACAACGTCGTATTTCTTCTCGGTCAGGGCGGTGTGAGACCCATACTCGTGACGCTGGGCCTCTTCTTTAATGCGTACCTTTTCCAGAATCTCTTCCATGCCTGGGAATTTGAAGAGTGCTTCCTCATACGGCATGTAGATACGCTCAAACATGAATTTTACTTCGTCCCAACAGGTAGCGTCAGGGTCGATGTAGATATCCCAAGTGGAAGGATTACTGATAGTAATGTCGCCTTCCATTGTCAGTTCGCCGGTAGTTTCGTCCATGTCGATAATGTCACCCTTTTCAGGGTCCCAGATTGTTTTTACAAATCCGGTGCCCAGGACTAGAGTGTACATGGAGGTACGGTCAAATAGTTCCTGCATCTTGTACTGACGCAGAGCAAAACGAATAAGGCGGTCAGCAGCGTCCGCTTTCCTGCGGTCAGACGGGTCGTTAGACGTGGGACGGACTACTACAGACGGGGGATTGGCTGAAAGCTGAGAGTGAATGAAGCGAAGATTCTTGAAGGTGTAGTTGATGCCGATATCATTTGTACTACTGTCAACATCCGTAATACCAAGCTCTACTTCAGACTGAAAAGATACGGACAGATTGGGAGAAAATCCCTTGGCCCTGGTATTGAATACAGCACGCTCACATTCTTCCCACTGATATTCATGGTTTTTCCTGGCATCCTTACAATACTGAAGCCTTTTAGCTAATTCTTTTTTAGCAGCTTCAGGAGTCCAGGTTATAATGCGGGCCATGTTCCGTTAATCCTGAGAATTCTTATATTTGATGCCGTAGGTAGAAAAGACAGCTTGAAGTTTTTCCATCATATCAGAATGATGTTGCTTATAAGGGTGCTGCTTCTGAATGGCGTGGTAGACCTTTTGTAGGAAATCTACGGCTTGTTTTGTATTGGGAGAATTTGCTTCCAAAATTCCCAATGCATAATCAATTTTATCCTGAAGTGAGGGGGATTTGCAAGAAGATTCTTCCCTAGATGGAGGATTATGCTTGGCAATGTTACTAATGGTAATTTTAATGTCCACGTCAGTACCGCCTCCTTCCTCTAGTAGCAATAAGTAGTGTTTGCGCTAACTTACGTCGTTCTGCAATTATTCGTTTCTTCTCAGCACGAGTAGCCAAAAACAGAATCCCGGTAATAGGAACTGCTAGGTGAATGGCAAGTAAGAATTCATTCACAGTTTTCTACTCCCTCTGGGGCCAATTATCCATTTACGTCTATTAGTAACTCGAACTGCCTGAGTCATTTTCTCTGTTTTTTTGCGAGCTTCGTTAGCTTCACGGAGTTCGGCATGCCAGGGTTTAACAAACTGAATACCGTCCCATTTAGGCTTACAGTCTACAAAATACTGAGCACTATCAAGGAGATGGTAGGAGCTACTGTTAACAATCTTGCCTGCGGTTGTGTCTGACCACTGGCAGCTGGTAAACTCGTCAATAAGGTCAGAGCACCAGGGAGCTATGCGAATGGAAGTACCAAGGGCAGTCTGGAGATTTTTAATAAGTTCACCTTTTCGGCTATTCTTATTCCAGGGGGTGACGTAGGTCATGCCCTTGCTATTAGCTGTGTGAAGATACCAACTTTCGTGTGGGTCGGCAACTCTTCTAATAATATTATAGCCTTGGGTTCTATTCTTTATTTCTTCTACTACAGCTTCCGGTACGTAGATACCACTAATGTAGTCAGCTTTTACACAGTACCAAATACCCGTGGCTGGGTCTTCAGCCCAGAGGGTGAAGCCAAATTTACTTTGCAGAGCAGGGTCACTAGATTCTACATGTCGCCAGCTAGGGGAGTAGCTAGTAGGAGTCTCTACCATTGTAGCTGGGTCGAAATAGTAGACGTGAGATTCGCTGGTTGACCAGGTTCCAAAAAGGCGAGTATTTCTTACAGCTTCGGGCAGAGTGGCCATGCTTTCCATAATCTCAGCTTTTCTTTGTGGGTCAGAATAGACTGGGTTATCAAGCATGGCGAAGGTATACTTTTTGCCCTGCGGGAGCTGCTCTGCCTCCACCATCTTCTGAATGTCCAGGTTGCGCATGAGCGGCGTAAATGAGGCCAAAAAATAACCATTCCTGGCCTGAACACGTAGGATAAGTTCGTTAATGATGCCAATAGTTGCTGGCATTTCATCCACCCATACCAGGTGAGCTACATAGGACTGAAGGCGTTCCCTGGCTACATTGGGGTTTTCCAGGGATTGGAATATGATTCTATTACCGTTATTCAGCTCTATACGCTGGGCAATGTTACCTATGCGTACTACTTTGTAAGTTCCCTCTTCCAAAAAAGAAATAAGTTTGGGAAGGAGAGAATCCTCAATTTGTTTGCCTGTACGTCCGGCTACGATAACCAGCAGGGGTTCATTTCCCCACTGTATAGGCTTTTTCCAGTAAGGATGGGTTCCAGTTATAACCCAGCTTACGATGCGTGCGCAAGTAGCTGATTTTCCTGACTGATTACCAGCTACTATCCACTGTCTTTTGATGGTGCCAAATTCTTTGAATACAGACTCTTGCGTCGGAGTGGGCCTACTTCCCGGAATAGACGGGTCAAAGCACTCCTGAAGTTCTAGCTTTTTTAGCCGGGCTACGGCTGCTGCAAGAACGTCATCGGTATTCATAGAATAAACTCAGTCTTCTTGAAGTACCCAAACAGCTTCAATAGTTGCTGTACTACCGGCACCAGTAGTGAGTACAACTTCACCTATAGAAAGGAGGGGAAGGTAAGTCTGGTCGGCAGAAATATTAACATTGAGTTTAATGTAGGTAATTCCGTTAGTGGTAATGCTAGCCGTCTTACTGTCCACTGCCGTATTATCTCCAATAGAGGTACGTAGTTTAGCTGTAATACCGGCTCCTGCAGTTACTGAGCTGGCTTTAATGGCAACTACCATATTGGTAGAACCGCCCGCTGTAATAGCAAATCGCTTACTTACAGCTACATTTGTTTGAGATGCACCTACGGTAGTAGGGGCTAGGGGAAGGGATACAAGACGAGGAATCCATGCGTTCATTTGCTAGATACCCATAGTGGGGGTTATTAGGTAATATTCTATCAAACTATTGAATAAATGCAAAGATGTAAATACATCTGCAAGAAAAGGGGGCTACCCAAAAGGATAACCCCCCGAAACTATTAAGTTACACTAACATCATACTGAGCTGCAGTGTCAATAGCACTTCTATCAACAATGACAGAAGAACCATCGGTTTTTACAACAATAACTTTAGCCATCATGTAGGTAGCCGTAGTATTGATGTTTGCCCGGAATTTGCTAGTAGGTTCTGCCGGTTGTGGTTTATAACTACAAACAACTGATTTTTTTCCTGGCGATGTATAAACAATAAGTACCCTTTTCCACAGTGCCTGAGTAATTCCACTGAGGGATTGAATTTCAGGTTTATCCATGGTCATAGTAATAATGTTTTTACGTTCAACGCTAGGGGCGGTTGGTTTCACTACAGTTTTTACAACTGCAAGTTCAACAACAGCACCAGTTGTTTTATTGATAGCATGCTCATAGGCCGCAGTATTTCCATTATAGGAAGATGCGTCTTGAGACATACCAACAAAGAGATTAAAACCATCATAGTAAGCAGTTACTCTACAAATACCTTCTGGCGAATCAATTCGTCCAGTAAATCCTGCGTCGATGGCAAACGAACTAAATCCGTTTGAGCCTTTATAAACTGCACCACGACCAATAACATTATCACTATCTATTGTTATGTA